GATGATAATAAACTATCAATGGTAGAAGATGAACCGTGGTCTGTTAGACGTCATCAGAGATGGCATAACAGCGGAGTAGTTGCATTTAAAGGTTCTCCTGCTATATTATCTTATTGGGCAAGAGAAGCTAATGTGCTTACAGAGGATAGAGGTCCTATGTATGGTGATCAAGATATTTTACATGAGCTTGTGAGAGAAGGTCTTAATAGAGAGATACATATACGCACATTACCAAAGACCTGGAACACTCTTAGATTAGATCTAATTGATAATAAAGCACCAAAGTATATTAAGGTAATGCATTGGACAGGTCGTAAAGGCAAAGACGAGATAAGAAAGCAGATAAATGAGTAGAGTCGGTCATGTAATAGGTAACGGTGATAATGCTGTAATGTATAAGCCGTCTAAAGGTTTTAAGATTACCTGTAATATACCTCCCTTTGAAGTGAACAATGTATACACAACATGTCTTGTTGACTTCAAGATGATGAAAGCTATGACAGAAGGATCAGTCTATATTCCTGGAGAATGGACTCTTGGATATAGACCTAAAGTATGGATGGAAAATAATCCAGCATTTCATATGAAAGTAGCTCAGCAGATCAAAGGGTTTTATATCGAACTACCTAAGTATGTTTCTAACTATACAGACTTCAATTGTGGTCATATGGCTACTCATTATACAGCTAATCATCTACAATGTGAAGAGATTCATATGTATGGATTTGATTCTATCTTTGACTTTAATCTAAGAAGCTGTACTGATATGTACCTCAATAGTGATAGGAGTCTATCTAATAACAATAGATTAGCTAATAACTGGAGACCTGTCTGGGGTAATCTATTCAAAGAATTCCCTAATACTGAGTTTGTTGTACATCATGAACACAGTGATATTAAGATAGATCTACCAAAAAATGTTACAGTAACTACAAAATAACAGTTGCACTTAGTCCAAAAAGTTACTATAATGAGGTAACTTAAGGAGATAAACATGCAAACTACTAATGAATTTACTAATAAATACTTTCACAAAAACTACAATACTATCCAATTTTGGGCTCAACAATTATTTGAGGTAGAAATTTTAGAAGATTCTCCTTTCCATAATTTAGCTCCTTTAACTAAAAAATTAGTTTGGGAATTTGCTGGATTTAAATTAGATAAGGATAGATTCTAAAATGGTAGTAGTAGAATTCACCAGAAAATGTTCTAAGAAACGCCATGATGCTATCATGGATGCTGTAATGTTTGCATGTAAACAGCTAATGCCGCGAGTTCGAAAGCCTTTTTATATAAATATTAGACCGATACCAAAGTTGACAGAAACACAAGGAGTAAATGGCGACTGTATGGATGAGGAAGATCGTGAGTTTACGATCCGCATCGACGTATCACTACCCCTAAATGAAATGATATCTACCATCCTGCATGAGATGGTTCATGTGCAGCAATTCCTTTCAGGGAAGCTAAAACAGCCTAAACCAGGCAAAGCAGTATATAAAAGAGTTGACTATGATTGGGAAATGGATTATAATGATCGTCCGTGGGAGATCGAAGCTCACACAAAGGAGAAACAATTAGCGGAGGCATTTAATGGTCGGCTGTAAACAGAATGATTATGACAAACAATGTTTAGATTGTATTGATGATTCTATTAACCTGACAGTACCTTGGTACTTAATAGCATCATATGCTTATTATGAAGAAGATAACCCTATTCTATCTGACGGAGTCTTTGATAGGTTGGGTAAGAAAATGTTAAAGAACTGGGAGAAGATAGAACATATACATAAAGCTTTTATAACTGAAGATATGTTAGAAGCAGGTACCTTTATAGGTACATACCCTTCACGTATCAGAGGAGCGCTTCTAGCGTTAAGAGGTAAATGATATGGCAGATAGCGACGATCCGTGCGATGATGTAACTGATAGTCCAGTAGAATGGATAGGTTGGGTTAGACCACGGGATAAAAAAGTTCATAAAAAATGAAAATAACAGTTGCACTCAGTTTAAAAAGAGACTATAATAAGTTATCAAATGAGGAGATTATATAATGTTAGATTCAAAATTCGTAGTAGCGTTCACAGAAGCAGCTAATGACTATGTTAACCAGACTCCAGATGGTACTGTTATATGGAATTATGTAGAATCAGATTTAGCCTTAGATGGCTGGATGGAAAAACTAGGAGATCGCTTTGATTCGTTTTTTAACGATATGGCTGATCAATTTCTTAGAGCTCAAAAGGATTAATAAAATGAAAAGTATTATAATGATTACCGCACTGGCTGTAGCATCACCCGCTGTAGCTGAAACTGTAAAAGCCAAAGTTGAGGACCGTTACAAAAATATAACAGTGAGCGAACCTTTCACATCTCAAGAATGTGTTATGGTTAATGTTCCTGTATATGGTAGCGTGACCACTCAAGGAGACGCTGCTGGAGGCGCTCTCATGGGTATGATTATTGGTGGTTTATTAGGTAAAGGCGTCACTGGCGATGATAGTGGTGCTGCAGCTGGTGCGGTATTTGGTGGGTTAGTAGGAGCTGATAAAGGTGCTAAACCTAAGACTTCCCAGCAAGTCACAGGTTATCGCCAGGAACGTCAGTGTACCGAGGTAACTCATTACAAAAAAGTAACTAAGACTGTGTATGACTATTCAGTTATTACATGGACTCAGGGCGGTGTTAAATATACAACAACGTTTGATAAGTAATGTCTGTATGTGGTGAAATAGAAAACGTCGAACAAGAGATCAAAGAGCTCGAAAAGAAGTTAAAAGAACTTAAATCTAGATTGAGAGATCTACAAAAGATTTGATTCCTTAGCTCAGCTGGATAGAGCAACTGCCTTCTAAGCAGTAGGTCATAGGTTCGAATCCTATAGGGATCGCCATAAATAAGGGTGTAGTGAAATGGCATCACGACGGATTCCAAATCCGTAAGTCTGAGTTCGATTCTTAGCACCTTTGCCAAAAAGAAATATAAAGGAGAATAAAATGATAGAAGTAATAGCTGTATGGTTAATGACGATGTTAGCAGTAGACAGCGAAATTCAAACAGTAAGAACAGATAATCAAGTTCTACAGACAGAAGTATCTGTACTAGAAACAGAACTACAGCAGACGGATGGTGTTGCTATCAAAACTGCAACCGCTCATTCAGCATTCTACGCTAATCAAAAAGTAGAGAACGATCGATTAAATGATAAGATCGAAGCTCTTCTAGAACGTATTGAAGCGTTAGAGAATGCTCCTGTAAACTCATTTAATACTATAACTGAATAAGGAGTTATTATGACAAGTTTTATTATGGATTGGTGGAATTTAGTAATGGATCACGAAAAGAATCCGTTATCTAATATCAAAGATTTGAGAGTGCGGCATCTTGTTATGCAGATACTTGCATGGATGTGGTGCATTGTCTTTACGGCAATGACTGGTACTTGGATGTATCTAGGTATTAATATTTTATTCCACGCTCTATTACTATGCGGTATCTTTATAACTGTATCAGTATTTGAAGCTGCTAAACGTAAGCCTCAGATCTTTTATACTTTGAGAGGTGAAGGAGGAGAGCATGAATGAAGCAGGTGATAATAAAGGTGCTATTCTAGCATTTTTGATCATAGCATTTATAATGGTAGGTTTACCAATTACTATAGGTACCCTAATGGGTTGGTTTAATCTGTTTGGAATACTTGGTCTATGAGTAAGATTCAAGATAAGCTAAACGGCATTATGGATCAGATACAAGCTATAATGGAATCTGATCCAAGAGCTCATATACCACCTTCTGATGAGCTTCTTGAACTATTACGAAGAGCTAATATATACTTTGCTCATATGGATGATGAGAACAGAGATTATTTCCAGTATGTTAATCACGCTATAGAAGATGAAACGGAATGGAAGGTCTAGCCTTTATAGATCTTCTGTAAGTGATCTTCAAACTGTTCAACCTTAGCTAAACGATTTGGCCAGAGAATGTAATCTTTCTCTGGATTTGCTTTGAGATTATTCAGCAATGGTATAATAGCATTATATAAACTATTCAATTTTTCCTCAGTAGACGTTGCTGTCTCTGATACCTTTTGTACTGCTTCCAATTCATCTTCATCAACTGCTGTGAATCCGAAGTCAAACATATCACTCATATTACACCTATTTTTACTTTTATTTATAACTCCTTGATTTCATTGGAAACCTTTTTTGAGAAAAAGCCCTTTTTTAGTTGCACTTAGTACAAAAGGGTCCTATAATAAGGTATATTAAGGAGAAAAGAACATGGAAAATTTTGAAACAGGTTACACAGCAGAAGAAATCATTAATAACTTTGCTGATGCGTATATGGATGGTGATGTAGTTCGTTGGGTATCTAACGACAGAGTTCCTTTTCTTGATATGGTAACTGACTTTGCAACGCTAGGTTTGATTGCTGATTTCCAAGTTGAGCTTTCTGAGAATACTCGTAAGATCGAGCAGACTGCATTCTTAAAAGAGTATATGTTTGCTCAGGCTAATCGTTCAGAAGAAGAAAAGAACGAAGAGCGTATGATGGCTCAAGCAGCTTTTGGTTCAGATGCTAAAGTTGTTAACGTAATTACAGGAGAAGTTTTGTAATGAAAAAGACTGAGTTATTTACTTTCGAAGATGTTACGCTAGACGTAACCTTCGGAATCTCTGAGACAGTTCGTCATGGAGGTCCTTTTGATCGAGGAATGTGTGATAGCTATTATCGTCGAGGTCATCAGCCTCATTACTATACTGAGGATACTCATAACTCTGATCGTGTAGAAGAATCTGATATGACAGATGAAGAAGTGCTTGAATATCGCGCTGGTTTTTACTATAATGAAACTGTAGAAATGGATTGGAAAGACTGGGGATGATTTATAGGAATGAAAAGTATGGTGATAGTAAAGTTTTTTCTGTTGCTGAGAACTATGCTGGTACATGGCATATCATAGAGTATTCTAATAACTGTTATAGAAGTGATATTACTATCTCTAAAGATGATGTATCATCATTTATTAAGAAGCTTGAAGATGGTGGTTGGGTAAAAAAAGATCGGTTATCTTGAAAATAACAGTTGCACTTTGTTTCGAAAGAGACTATAATAGGTTAAATAAAGAGGAAAATATATTATGACATTTGTTGAACAACTTCGTATTGAGCATGCTGAATTTCAAAGAAAAGAAGCTGCTAAGTTTGCTAAGAAGCAAGCAAAGGAACAAGCTGCGTTTATGAGAAAGCAGCAGCGTCAAGCGAAAGCTAAACGTGAAGATAAGTCTATGCTTCGTAAAGAAGAGTTCTACTATACTGATGCATCTAAGTATGCTGAGCAGTATTATGGTGAGACTTATCATGAGACTACGAGATTCGATAACGATTGGGATTAATCTTAATTGTTATCGAAAAACCTAACTGCCAATGTACAAGGTTTTGTTAGGTGGGTATAGACAGCCGGTACCGAATAGAAACCCGGACGTTAGCTGCTAACGATAATGCAGATAAGGGGAGAGGTTCTGCAGTAAGCCTCTCCCACGAAAACTATATTAACCTGCGTCTTGCAAATGAGGGAACCGGACCTGAACTTTGCCAGACATTATAGTCGAAGAACCGAGGCGCAGATTAATATAGTTTTATTATGGAAGGAGTGAAAGTGGATATTGATACTCAGCAGAAGTTTCAAATGTTAGAAATGGTTATTGATAAGCAAAGTAAAGAGCTTACTCGATTATCTAATGCAATAGAACGAATTAGTATAGCAATGACTGCTGTACGGATGAATGAATCAAAAGGGAAAAAGAGATGATGACTCGTAATGAAATGATTGAACACCTACAAGCTCAAGTTTGTCGTGTTGTATTTAAAAAGATTAATGGTGAAGAGCGTAACATGGAATGTACTCTTATGGAGAATGTCTTACCTAAAGCTACTAAAGATCCTTTGTCTCAGAAGAAGGTTCGAGCAGTTAATGAAGCTGTGATTGTTGCTTGGGATGTTAATAAGGATGATTTTAGATCATTCCGTGTCGAGAATGTGGTTTCATTTTCGTAGATAAATAACATTTTAAATTGGAGCGTAAATGTTTGAAACAATAACATCAGTTCAGTGGATACTTCTTATAGGGGTATCCATTTCCGCTTTCATGATAGGTAAAAATTACGCTACTATGAAAATGGAACAAATCATTGAGCATACTATATTAGCTTTGATTGAGCAGAGAATGATTAAAGCTAAAAGAGATGCTTCCGGTGAATACGAAATATACGAATACGATCAAGAGATTTAACAGTTGCACTTATTATAAAAAGAGACTATAATAAGGTATATATGATGGAGATGTGAATGAAGAAGATTCGTAAAAAACGTAAACTAACCGATGAGCAGAAAGCTGTACTAGTAGAACGTATTACTAAAGCACGTGAAGCTAAGAAGCCAGCTGCTCAGTTATCTATTCATGAAACTGTTCGTAATCTACCTGATGATGATATCTTCTCTTTGAAGAATGTCAGAAGTTGGATTAAGAATGCTAAAGATAAGTTATCTGGTATGAGAAGCTGGAAGAACTCTAAAGAAAAGGGTCAAGCATCTGAGTACCTAGTACAGCAAGGTTACTTACATAACTTGCAAGCTTATCTACGCGATGGTGTCTATAGAGATTTGTACTATGGTGAAGAGCGTCAATTTAAAACTAAGTTTAAATGTGTCGTAATGGCATACAATAAAGATGGCACTCCTAAGCGTAGTGTGGGTGTAATGTACCCAGACATAGGTGTCTATACAACTGAAATGGACAATGAGGTAAATGGCAAAAGAGCAGTTCCTAACAAAAAACAAGTTCGCAAAAATGGTAGAAGTAAAGGTAAGAGAGCACCGGTATAGCTACATGGACGCAATCATTCATATCTGTGAGGATATAGAATTGGATCTGGAAGATATACGTAAGTATGTCTCTGGATCTATAAAAGAGAAGATTGAGGTTGAGGCAATGAATCTTAATTATCTTCCACGAGGTAACACATTGCCAGTTGACTTATAATAAATAAGTCTATATAATGATCAAGTGGATAAAACATACACAAAAATATACTGTAACATACAAGGAAAATATAAATGAGTTTTGCAGCACTAAAAACTAATCGCACCGACCTATCTAAACTAGTAGAAGCTGCTAGTAGCGGTCCAGGCGAACAAACTAAAACCGATAATCGAAATGACGAACGCTTTTGGCAGCCTACACGAGATAAAGCTGGCAATGGATATGCTGTAGTTCGTTTTCTTCCTGGTGACGCTGAGGCTCCTACGCCTTGGGTACGCTACTGGGATCATTTCTTTAAAGGACCAACCGGTCAATGGTATGTAGAGAAGTCTCTTACATCTATTGGTCAGGCTGATCCTCTATCAGAGAGCAATAGTAAGTTATGGAACGAAGATGGTTCCGAAGAGGCCAAGCGTATTGTACGCGAGCGCAAACGGAACTTACGTTACATTGCTAATGTACTTATTGTCTCTGATCCATCTGCTCCAGAGAACGAAGGCCAAGTGAAACTATATCGCTTTGGTAAGAAGATCTTTGATAAGATTATGGACTCTATGCAGCCTCAGTTCCCTGACGAGGCTCCTGTGAATCCATTTGATATGTGGCAAGGTGCTGACTTTACGATTAAGATTCGTAAGGTAGAGGGTTACCCTAACTACGATGCGTCTAGCTTTAAGTCTCCTGCTCAGATTGTAGGTGATGATGATCAGCTAGAAGCTATCTACAATAAGCAACACGACTGTACTGAATGGACTGATCCTAAGAACTATAAGACATATGATGA